TCTTAGAGTTAGATGAGAAGCTGTTAGTGGACGACTTGATGCAGATACGCGCGGACAAGCGTGGCTCGTTGGTTAAACTTATGCACACACTTGGGGTTAAGAACGAGACCGACTTGAAGAAACAGTTGATGAGTAACGATAAGTTTGCGGAGCTGCTCAAAGCGCACGGTGTAGAACCCCCTACAAAGATAAGCGAGAAGACTAAGAAGGAAGCATGGGCGTTTGCTAAGACAGACGAAGAGTTCCAGGCATTGGCTGAGAGCGATGACCCATTGATAGCTACCTTAGTAACGACACGCCTTGAGAACAAATCAACCATCGGTGAGACCAGGACAGAATCATACGCAGACATTGCAGGGCGTGGTACCTATCCGTTCTCGTTAAAGTATTCAGGTGCAATGATTACGCACCGTTGGTCAGGCTACGATACAAACCCACAGAACCTACCGCGTGGCTCAACACTACGCAAAGCAATCATGGCGCCGGAAGGACATCAGTTAGTGGTCGCTGACTTGAGTAACATTGAGTTGCGATTAGGTATGTGGATTGCCGGACAACAAGACGCGCTGCAACAGATTAAAGATGGCATGGACTTATACCGTGTGTTTGCATCCGAGGCGTTTAAGCTGGACTATAAGAAGATTGGTAAAGACAGTAACGAACGGTTCATTGCCAAAGTATGCTGCCTATCACTTATTTATGGCACAGGTGCAGAGAAGCTAAAGAATACTATCCGTATTCAGAGTAAAGGTAAGACAACAGTAACAGCTAAAGAAGCAGAGAACCTTAAGACATTGTATCGCAATCTGAATACGCAGGTGGTAGACGCATGGAACACAGGCGCAGAGATATTACGCTGGATTAAAGATAGTGAAAAGCACACCGCGTATGGGTTCTTACCAGTGCTAGGTAAGACAGGGATTATTAAACCAAATGGACTTATCCTACCCTATCCAGAATTATCAGAAGAGTTTACAGATAAGGGAAGCGAATGGCACTATACAGTGAGGCGTGGACGTGCTACCATGCGCGATAAAGTGTATGGCTCTAAGGTGTTTCAACGTATTACGCAAAGCCTTGCAAGAGATATCATGGCAGAGCATACGATAAACATTAACAAAAGATATTGGGTTGCTGGGTTGGTGCACGATGAGGTGATTTGTGTGGTGCCAGATGCAGAAGTTGAAGCGGCAAAAGCATATATCACTAAAATGATGAGAACCCCACCAGCATGGGCTCCGAACTTGCCGCTTGATTGCGAAGTAGGTTCAGGGAAAAGGTATGGCAGTGCAAAATAAGGGTTGATATGGCATATAGTTATTCGGGTCTCAAAGAATTTAAAACCTGTCCACGTAAGTATTACGAAAACAAAGTATTAAAAATACACCCATACGTAGACACCGAAGCTACGATGTATGGTAAAGACGTGCATAAAGCCCTTGAGGATTACATAGCGCAAGACATACCACTAGGTGGTCACTCAAGGTTTCAAGGGATTGCAGACAGTTTAAAAAGTGTTGAAGGTGTAAAGCACACCGAGCTTGAGATGGCACTAGACGAAAACATAAACCCGTGTGGGTTTAAAGATGACCATGTATTTATCCGAGGCATTGCCGACTTAGTAATTATCAATGGCGATACAGCCTCTATCTTTGATTACAAAACAGGTAAGGCTACCTACCCCGACCCCGAACAATTAGAGTTGATGGCATTGATGGTATTCCGCCACTTTCCCGAAGTAACGCATGTAAAGGCAGCATTGCTTTTTGTACTTTATGATAAAATAATAGCGTCTGAGTACCATAAAAAAGACGCCAAGAAAACATGGGTTAAGTGGGCAGGAAAGATTGCCGAAGTAGAACGGTGCCACGAACATAACATATGGCATGAAAACCCAAGCGGACTTTGTGGATGGTGCCCTTGCACGACTTGTCCCCATCACAGAGAAAGGAAATAAAATGCCTCGCAAACCAAACTTACCTAAAGGCGACCCTGAATGGCATCGCGAATGGTTATATCAAAAAGCAAATGGTGAAAATAAAAAACAATCAGAACGTGCCAAAGCGCGTCGAATGTATGATAAACTAGGTATCGATAGAAAAGGTAAACAGATTGACCACGTTATCCCCCTTGAAAAAGGTGGCAAGACAACAAAGTCTAATCTCAAACTTGTTTCAGTTGGTACCAACGAGAAGAAAAACCTCCATCATAAGGGGGAGAAAAAATGAGGATGACTAATGGAAGTAATAGACAACAAGGCAATCATATTACGCGTCTATAAACCAGAAAGATTTACTAGCGTTATACCAGAGAGCGCACATCTAGGCGAAGTAAGTACAGGTGTGCATGAGCTTATGGTGCGGTGGAACTTTGATAACGTCGACGCGCTAACCAGACTAGGTATTAAAAAAGTACCATCTACTATACTTAAAGAGTATAAGTGGAGTGGTCGGTTCACGCCTATGGAACACCAAAAAGATACCGCTTCGTTTATCGTAGCCAATCAAAAATGTTTTGTTTTCAATGAGCAAGGTGTAGGTAAGACAGCCAGCGCTGCATGGGCGGTTGATTACTTAATGCAACAAGGTAAAGTTAAACGTGTGCTTGTTGTCTGCCCCCTATCTATCATGCGAGCTGCATGGCAAAGAGATTTATTCCAAGTACTCCCCCATCGAAAAGTAGGTATCGCACACGGTAACGTTAAGACCCGACGTGAAATTATTCAAGGTGATTATGAGTTTGTGATTATTAATTTTGACGGTGTTGAGATTGTGCTAGATGAACTTAAAGCCGCCGGATTTGATATGGTGATTGTAGATGAAGCCAATGGATTAAAGAACCCACAAACACGCCGCTGGAAAACGTTTCGTAAGATAGTTACTGAAGGTATGCGACTCGTGTTAATGACGGGTACTCCTGCCGCACAGTCACCAGAAGATGCGTATGGGTTAGCTAAGTTAGTCTGTCCTCAAAATGTCCCCGCGTTTGTTAGTGGGTGGCGTGATTTAGTTATGCAAAAGATAAATCAATTCAAATGGATACCGCGCCCACGTGCAAATGATATTGTATTCAAAGCCTTACAACCTGCTATACGATATACAAAAGAAGAATGTATGGACTTGCCAGACCTTATGTTCCAAACACGAGAAGTACCGCTTACTGCCCAACAAGAGAAGTATTACGACACACTTAAAAAGCAATTCTTGTTTGAAGCGGCGGGAGAAGATGTTACTGCTGTGAACGCTGCAGCTAAACTTAATAAACTATTGCAAATATCTAGCGGTGCGGTATACACAGATGATGGCACTCCGTTATTTTTTGATGTATCAAATCGCTTAGCTGAATTAGAAGCAGTAATTGATGAGAGCTTGAAAAAAGTTATTATCTTTGCGCCGTTCACACATACTATAGAATTGATTGAAGAACACCTTCGCAAGAAGAAAATATCCTGCGCCATCATCAACGGTAAAGTATCAGCCAACAATCGTGCTAAAGTCATTCAGCAATTCCAAGAGCAGGTAGACCCGCGCGTTGTTATCATTCAACCACAGGCAGCTGCGCATGGGATTACTTTGACCGCTGCAAATATTGTTGTTTGGTTTGGCCCAACATCTAGTGTTGAAACATATTTACAGGCAAACTCTCGTGCACATCGTAAAGGGCAAGACCATAAGGTAACTGTTATCCTCATGCAAGGTAGTCCAGCTGAGTCCCATATGTACGATATGTTGAATGGTAAGGTTGATAATCACATGAAGCTAATCGACTTATACAAAAATATCCTTCACGAATAAAGACGAAATTAATATCAAATTAGTTGTTGACAATACGAAAATACATTGATAGACTTATAGCTCGTAGTTTTTGAAAGGTGAGTATTATGAGTAATGATATTACGTTAGATAAATTAGTAGCAATAGATAGAAAGATGACAGCTAAGATGTCAGAGCTGCAGAAACAGCTCGATGGTGTCGAAGCTGATAGAGAAACTGTCCGCGAAACAATTGCATCCATGATGAAAGAACAAGGTGTGGAATCTGTGCGCACTAAATATGGTACGGTGTCACGGACATTAAAAGAACGTTACTGGGCGACTGATTGGCCTGTGCTTCACCAATATATTTTAGAGCATGGTGCCATTGAGTTATTAGAAAAACGTGTAAGCCAAACCAATATGCGTGAATGGATTGAGACTCATCGAGACGATTTCCCACCAGCGTTAAACATTGATAGGTCGTACACAATCTCAGTTCGTAAACCCACCAAAGGAGCCAGCGATGAGTGAGTTAATTGCAATGCTTACCACCGAAGAAGCTGCCAAATATATTCGGTTGGGGGCACATGCACTATATCAAATGCGACGTGACCATATTGGGCCTACATATATTAAGTTAGGGCGCAAAGTGTTTTACCGAATAGATGATTTAGACGCATACATAGCAACACAAAAAGTAGTTACAAATTCAAATATAGGAGAATGACATGAGTACAGCAATTAGTTTGTTTAATGGTTTATCTATTCCAGCTCACATTGCAGAGCGTGGTTTAAGTGCTAATACATTGGCATTGGCAGGTAATGTTACGCCAGCAGGTAAACGTATCTCAACGGAGGGCGGAGTATTCCGTATGATTGTTGGT